CTTTCCTATCAGCACGTAAAAGATATTTCAATGCGTTACCCATGTTGAAATTTAGCTTAAAAGCGTCAATCACATCTATTACCTCGATGCCGTTAACGGTGTAATGCGGTGGGTGGTTTACCATGTCTGGTTGTGGTTCGATTTGCTCCAAACTTGCAATGAAATCGGAGTAGGTAACAGACACACATCTACCAGCTACCATAAAATTTGAATAAAATTCACCAACGGTGCTAATTCTGAAACACCTACACGATGTATTTTCAAAGTTTATATCTCTTACGTCTAACCCATACCCACTTGCCAATTCCGCTAAGTGGTTCAATTCTTGCTCGGTTTCAAATTTAATCGCTTTGTTCTCAAATGGATTATTCATGTTCTAGTTTATTTTCTATTATAGTTAAAAATTCGGTTGCGTTCAATGCGTAAGTATCACCCATTATAACATCTTGTAATTCAGGGTGCATACCTAGCAGATTGTCTATAATGGCTATTACCTCATCTCGTGTGTAGTGCATGTTATGTTATTTAAAAAGTTATCAAAGTCATATTCTGCAATCCCATCTTCCCAACCTGTTTTATACGCATCTCTTATCAACTCATAAACCACACCAGCAAGCACCATTTTAGCCTCAATTTCGGCTTCAATTTCGCTTTGTGAGGTAATCTCTACAAATGGTTTGTTTTGGGCTTGTTTTAGCTTAGTAACAAGCAGTTCGGCTATTTTAGTTTGTTGGGTTGTGGTCATTGTTTATGTTTTTTAAGTATAGTTATTGCATCAGATAGCGTACTAGCAGTCATAGTCAATACAACTACATTAAGGAATATTAAGCCTATGATTATTTGCTGCATGTTAGTCAAGTAGTTTAAACAAGTGAGGATAATCGGGGCAAAATGTAACCCATCTATGCGGATTAGTTTCATCATCATGACCCCAGCAATCACTACATAGGGCGTGTACTTTAGGGTACAAAATATCACCTTTGAATAAGTGCGTAAAATGTGGCATCGGTGCTACTACCTCGTAGCGTTGTGTGTTTGTGTTCATTGTTCGTTGTTTATCATTTGTGAATATTCATCCTCAGTCATTAGATGAACTGTGATATTTTGCTCATTAAATAGGCTGCTTAGTGCGTTGGTAATCTTATCAGCTACACCAGAGTGGTAGCCTTCTACATTATTTGCCGTTTCTACAAAATCCATTCTTACATCAATAGAAACAATTTGCAGATATTTGGTAGTATCAACTGCCTGTATTAGTGCGTATCGTGTTATTTTATTGCTCATTATAGTTTGCTTTTAATAGTTCCAAATGTTGTATTGCTTTATCGCTTTCCTCTCTGATAACCCTAATCATATCGTCTGCTAAGGGTGGCGGTATCTGCTTAGTTTTGCCCTTACAAATGTCGTAAACATATTGAGGGTGTACCTTTAGTACCATCTTATCCCATAGCTTAATTGCTTTAAATAGGTCGTTAATTCTGTACATCGTGTGTTATAATTTTTCACAAAGTTAGTCTATTAAACCGAATAAACAAATAAAAATATTTTTGTACAAAAGTTTGTAGTTTCAAAAAGTATTTGTACATTTGCTTATCAAAACGATAAAAACATGACAAACACACAATTCGAGCAAATGCAATTTTCAAACGAAGTCAATCAAGGTCAAGACTTCGACAGTACAGACCATAGCAAGGTAGATAAGTACAAGCCATATAATTACGATTGTGGCAGCTACACACACCGATACAGTAGAAGGTGGACAGACTTAGATGCAGACAGTAACGAACAAGATTTTGACAATTAATTTTTAACCACTAAAAACCAAACAAAATGACAGCATTTAAAAACTTAGTAGAATTTAACAAACAACTACCCCACCAACAAGGGGTAGAATTGTTAAACTTAATACATGCTTATGTATTAGAAGCAGAAGCGGAAAAATTAGCATTAATGGAGCAATACGAAAGTATATTTAAAAATGCTACAAATAAAACCCCATTATCTAACCCACATCAAACAATCGAAGGATGCTAGACCCCAACAACCCAACAACAGCAGACAGCGCAATTATTATCGCTGCAATAGTAGTAGTAATGGTATTCGTAATGATAGTACGTGAAAGCATAACAACTACCAAGCGCAAAAAGGAATTTAACGAACAAGATTTATTTAAATAACATGATACCGCAAAACATAGTACTTACATTTTACATAGTACTGATAGTAATCGGAATTATTTACATTCTCAAAAAAATAAAACAACATGACACAGAAAGAAATTAAAAACAACTTACATTTACCTTTTAATAATCTTATAGATAACGACAATGCTATAGATGGTATTGGGTTAGCCATAGTTGATTCTAAATGGATAGGTGAAGCTATGAACGGTCAAGCTATGAACTATGCCATAGTCCACGCCATCAACAACACATACGGAAAGGGAATAAACCCTGAGAGTGTGCCTGATATGTATAATGCGTTGCAGGTTGTACATCAGTATCTTACAAACATTGGTAGTTACGAAACAGCTATGAATATTCAGGACATTTTAAAAAACGCCACACTATGACACGTAAACGCAAACACGAACTATTCGTAACGTTCCACTACCACACCGCAAGACGCAACAAACGCAAGTACACTAATCTTTTAGCCAACTTTTTAAACATGATACAATGCACATTTTCAAAGCAATCGAAAACAAACTAACCATAGTTACCACATCAATCGAGCAGCGCAATTTTTTAACGCAAGTGCTAGATTATATGCAGCAAGAACCAGCGTTACCGTTTAATGCGGATAGTGAGTGTGTATGTGTATGGTTACAGGATAATACGTATCTATTTTCGCTACAAAGCAAGGAAACTAACCCTATCAGTATTACAGATTGCGAACTAACATTCACAATCAAAGAACTAAGCGCAATATGGGGCAAGCATAGCAGCACCGTACACCAGTTACTAAAACGACCTAACAACTGGAGCAGCCACAACATAGCAAGTAAAAATAAATGTGGTAAAGAGATTGTAGTTACTTTGAAATTTAAATAGTATTTTGTACATTTACACATCGTTAATAACTAAACACACAAACACATGAGTACATTAAGAAAAGCCACAAGACAAAAGGCTAAAATCAGATTAGGACTATCAGCCGTAAGCGGTGGTGGTAAAACATTCAGTGCTATACTAATAGCTAAAGGGTTAGCAGGTGGCGACTTGTCAAAGGTAGCAATCATAGATACTGAAAATGGCAGTGCCGACCTATACGCACATTTAGGGGATTACAGCGTACTACCATTAACAGCACCTTATACACCCGAAAAGTATATAACAGCTATCAAAGAATGTGAGAACGCTGGTATGGAGGTTATAATTGTGGATAGCATAACTCATGAGTGGGACGGTAAAGGCGGTATATTAGAAATATCAAATAGTATGACTGGTAACAGCTATACTAATTGGGCTAAGATTACCCCAAGACATCAGGCTTTCCTAGATGCTATCTTGCAATCCCCTTGCCACATGATTACCACCGTTAGGCGTAAGACTGATTATGAGTTGGTAGATGTGAACGGTAAAAAAGTACCGCAAAAAGTAGGACTTAAAGAAGTTACTAGGGAAGGCTTTGAATACGAGTTGACGTGTAACTTAGAACTAGACACAAAGCACAGTGCAACAGTTAGCAAAGACCGTACAGGTTTATTCGATGCAAATATTCCATTTATGCCAAGTGAGGAAACTGGCAGAATGATACTAGAGTGGTGTAATAGTGGTGTGATACTACCTGAAGTAACACTAGAACAAAAGATACAACGATGCAACACAATCGAAGGTTTATCCATGCTATTTGCAGCAAATACAGACCTTAGTGATGATATGAAACAACTATTTTCAGAACGCAAACAAACTATACTAAATGCACACAAATAACGAATTATCAGCAACATCAATTTTAAGCCTATTTGAAACCACCAAAGCCGAGCGTACATCATTTGTACGTTCGGTAATAAACAGCCTAAAAGACGGCATTACAGACCCATTAAAGGTGCATTTACAGGTAAAGAATACAGAGGCTTTGATTAAGGAACTATCAGAGGATAAAGAGTACAAGGAAATGCTACTTACCCAAGCCGCAAAGCATGGTAAAAACTTTGATTTGCATAACGCTAATTTTCGTATTCAAGAGGTAGGAACGAAGTATGATTTTGCACATTGTGGAGATAGCGTGATTGATGGGTTGTATGCAGAAATGGCAGAACTAAAAGCTAAGATAAAGGAACGTGAGGAGTTCTTGAAATCATTACCTGAAATTGGATTGGATATAGTGGACAGTGCCACAGGAGAAGTGTCTACACTACTAAAACCAATCAAAACATCTACTACATCTATTGCAGTTACACTTAAATAACCCTAACATGATAATAACAGCAAAATACATAGAAGAGCAGTTTTGGTTGGAGCGCAAATACAAAGGAGTGCTAACAGTTGAACGAATAGAACAAGTAGTTTGCAGCCATTTTAAGGTGACTATTGAACAAGTGAAGACAGGTAGCAGACGATACAATATTACAGAATGTAGGCACTTAATTTGGTACTATTTGCGCACTACAGGAATGACATTGCAAGCGATTACCAATATGTACAATAAGAAAGACCATACAAGCGTAATACATGCACTAAATAAGGTTGAAAGGTTACTGCAAAACGATGACGAAATGAAGTACAATATATCAGCAATTAACACACAGCTAAACTTACAAAAATGACCACTAACAGCCAATCAGAATTAAAAGGACTTGCCAAAGATTTGCGAAGGCTTTTGTATCTCAATCAAGCGCAAACGTTTACAATTCAATCAATACTTGCCAATCCAATTTGCCAACCTATACTGAAAGACATAATTAAAAAGCAAGTTAACGCAATGAATTATGTTAAGAATGAAATAAAAAGTAGGGATAAAGCGGACACATGGCAAACTATACAAGATGAATTGGATAGCGATAGAATGCACGACATAGCCCTACACATTGATTTTATAGCAGACATTGCCAACCTTGCAGAAATAACCGAGATATTACAGGAACATTATAACGAACAAATTAAAACCACTCAACATGCCTAAAATAGGACACATTAAAGTAAAAGCGGCACGTAACGCATACCACGTAATGGAACACATCGGGGAAGGTAGTTACAAAAAGATTGCCACATTGTATAAGTTTGCAGATACTTTGCCATATCGCAATGCTAAGTGGATGACGCATAATGGAGCGTTAAAGTATCGTGATTTTCCCGACCCAAAAGAAAAAACAACAACACCAATTAAAAGCCGTACTATTGCACCTGCTAAACCAAAACGCACTAAAGTAGTACAGACGATGGAATGTACTTTAGCTGCTAAGGACAAAGCACTAGAACGAATAGAAACAAAAGAAGGGATAGTAATAGCAGAACAATCAAGACCACCCAAAGTAGATGTAATTATTGACAGCAAAACAACTATGAAAGTTTATCCACACAAGGTGCAAAATGCTAAGGAACGGTACATGAAACGGTACAAACAATCACAGGAACAAAGCCACAACCACCAGCGCAAACCGATACCCAAAGCAAAGGTTAAACAACAGCAATCAGATTTGATATTTTATAACTAATGACACATGAAACGAATTTACCATCCTTACGAAAAATGGGAGTGTTATAAAAATGGGATGTGGATTCCAACTACAAAGCAAGAAATAGAAACACAGCTAAATAATGCAATTTTATTTACTTCAAATCATGTAGAATATGGCAAAGCAATGAAAATTGTTTCTGAAAAATGGAGATTCGGAATGGAACATCATTTAACAGATACTGCTATAAACAAAAAAGCGTACATAGGGCATGCAGCATGTAATTATAAATTTGGATGGTCAGAAGGGTTAGTAAGAATGGCATGGGGTCATTTAACAGATGAACAAAGAGATAAAGCAAATGCAGAAGCCGAAAAATATATTAATTTTTGGATTTTAAGACACACTGAAAACGGTAATCAAATAAAATTATTCAATTGAAAGCTAAAATAATAGATTACATAAAAACATGGGAAAACAGGGGATATAAAAACGGCATACCAGATGAAGCCCCAATACTATTAGAGCAATTAGGAAAAGTTCCGTCATACAGAAAAATAGCAATAGCAATATTAAAAAATGATTCATCTTTAAAAACTTTAGGATATACGCCAAAAAAATCAGTATATTATAATGTTTTAAAAAAAATAGAGATTGACGCAAGAACGGAACAGCATCCTAAATACAGAAAAAAAGTAAAAGACATTCAGCTAAAGTTATTTTAAGAAATAGTTTGTTTATGTCAAAAGTAATGCTATCTTTGTACCGCAAACATACCATAAATGAAAAACAGAAAAAAAACATCGTTTACACTTGACATTGAAACAATGCAAGGGTTAAGCCACCTCGCTAAAATAAACAAAAGAAGTATGGCTAACATGATAGATATTTTAGTGTCAGAAAAGCTAAAAGAAAGAGAAAACGAATTTTTTAACCACATGAATAAAAAAGAAAAAAACACACGCAAATGAAAAAATACATAGGAGTAAACGTATACGATGCAGCAAATGAGCGCATTGATTATATATTTAAAAACTTTGAAAGGATATATCTTTCCTTTAGTGGCGGTAAAGATAGCGGGGTAATGCTTAACCTTGTTATTGATTACATGAGAAAAAACAACATTAAAAGGAAAATAGGCTTAATGACTTTAGATAATGAAGCCAACTATAATTTAAGCCTTGAATTTATGCATTCTATAGTATCAAAAAATTTAGACCTTTTTGATGTTTATTGGTGCTGTTTGCCTATCACATTGCCTTGTACCGTTTCTTCATTTATGACCGATTGGCAGTGCTGGGGGGAGCATGAAAAAGATTTATGGATTAAGCCAATGCCTAAAGAAAAATACATTGTCAATATACATAATTGCCCTTTTGATTTTTTTGAGGAGAATATGGGGTATCAGGAATTTTGGGATAAGTTTGGTGACTGGTATGGTCAAGGTAAAGAAGTTGCTTGCATGATTGGTATTAGAACACATGAAAGCCTAAACAGATGGAGAGCAATAATGAACGAAGATAAACAAACGCATGGTGGTCATATGTGGACTAAGAAAAACACCAATTATGTTTATAACTGCTACCCTATTTACGATTGGAAAACTGAAGATATTTGGATTGCAAATGAAAAATTTGATTGGGAATATAATAAGTTGTATGACATATTTTGGAAAGCTGGTTTAAGCATTTATCAAATGCGTGTAGCTAGTCCATTTATGAGTGAAAGCAAATCTTCATTAAACCTGTATAGGGTTATAGACCCAAATATATGGGCAAGGCTATGTGGCAGAGTTGCTGGGGCTAACTTTATAGCTACTTACGGTAAGCAAATAAATTACAATTCATTTAAGCTACCAAAAGGACATACATGGAAGTCTTTTGTTAAATTCCTAATATCTACATTGCCTGAAGAAATATCAGAAAATTTTAAGAAGCGTTTCATTCAAAGTATAGCCTTTTGGTGGAGAGTGGGGCGTGGATTGAGCCAAGAAGTAATAGAAGATTTGCGTAAAAACAATATACCATTTTTGTTAGGAGGGAACACTAATCATGGTAGGCAAGATAAAGAGAGGGTTAGAATGTTACCGCAAGACCATTTAGATATGCTAAAATGCCATAATTCAGATGTTACATCATGGAAGCGATATGCAATTACTATTTTAAAGAATGACCATACTTGCAAGTATTTGGGGCTAATGCCAACAAAAGAACAAATGCAAAGACAAAAACAAATAGCAGAAAAATATAAAAACTTAGAAAAAACCAAAAACACACAAAATGCAAATCAGAACAATTAACCAAATAAAGAACACCGAAAGAGATGTTAAGTTTACTGGCGGTAATAGCCTACGACTAATACTTGAATCCGATAATATGGGATTTGCTTTTATGAAAACAATTATCCCTAAAGGTGGACCGCATAAATGGCACTATCCACATCATTTAGAATCTTGTTTTTGTATAGCTGGTAGTGGCATACTTACCAACCTAACTAATGGAGATGTACACAATATTTTTGTTGATACAATCTATATATTAGACGGCAACGAGCCACACACGTTTGAAGCTACAGAAGATTGTGTATTGATTTCTGTTTTTAATCCACCATTAAGCGGTAATGAAGCGCACGACATAAACGGACATTATCCAAAATCAAACTACACAAAGGTTATTGCAAAAAAGATAGTTGCTGAATTAGATTGCTGCAAAAACAATTATGATGCTGTAGAAATAGTTGAATCCATACTAAACAACAATAAATGAAAAAGCCAAGCATAAGCAATTTGCTTAAAATATTAGATAAGCCTGCATTATTAAAATGGGCTAACAAAAAGGGTCTTGAAGGCGTAGATATTTCAGTATACACCCAAAAAGCTATGAGTGAAGGGACTGCAATACACAGACAAATACAGTCTTATTTAGAAGATGGGGTTGCTTTTAATGATATGTACATGCAACATTGCTTTGAAACATTTATTTCTGATAAAGAAATATTAGGGTGCGAAAAAGAAATAGAAACAGATTATTTTGTTGGTAGGTACGACTTAAAAATAAGGTTAAAATCAAACAATAAAACAATTTTAGTAGATTTTAAAAGCACAACAAGTGGAGCAAACAAAAAACTGTACATAGAAAATAAATTGCAACTTATAGCCTATGGAATGGCTGAAAATTGTGATGATTTTGCAATAGTTACTTTGCCCGATTTCAGTTATATACCTTTTGAAGTTTTAGATAGAACACCATACGAAGAAATTATCAAGTCACTTTCTAACATTTACTTACTTAAAAAACAAATAGACAATGGAACAACTAACTAATTTAATCGAACAAATTAAACATTTACCAACAGATGAATTGGTAGAAACAATTAACAAAATAAAACTTGCCTTACACGAAATTAGCCCATTTAGTAAAGAACCAGTTGATTGTGTTTTATGGGTTAAAAACTCTATGGTTAAGGCTAATGATTATAACCCTAACAGCGTTGCCCCGCCTGAAATGGAACTGTTAAAGCAATCAATATTAGAAGATGGCTATACACAACCAATAGTATCTTTTAATGACGATGGTAACATTATTGTTGTAGATGGATTTCACAGGAATAGAGTAGGTAGAGAATGTAAAGATGTAGAACAAAGAATACATGGATATTTACCAGTAGTAAATATTAATCAATGGAAAACTGGTAAGTCTGATAGGATGGCTTCAACCATACGACATAACAGGGCTAGAGGTTCTCACAACATAGAGTTAATGAGTACTATAGTTACTGAATTAGTAGAAATGGGGAAAGGTGATTCATGGATATGCGCACACATAGGAATGAGTAAAGATGAATTGTTGAGAATGAAACAAATTACAGGGCTGTCATCTCTATTTAAAAATAAAGACTTTTCGCAAGCATGGGAAGCGGATAGCATAGTTGAACAAGAAGAAAACGCCTAACATGCCATACTCTACACGCCTAACATACTACCTCAATATGTACCTTCGCTATCTTGCAGAGGGCAACATTAAGAAAACCGAATTGTATCGTAAGCGTGTGGAGTTGCTTTTGAATAATCCACCTAAACAAATAAAACTATTTTAACATGATAGACATTCGCAAAGCACTAAGTCAAAGGTGCTACATAATATTTGACACTAACGAACAGTTGGTGAAGTTTATAGGTGAAAATAATCAAAGACCATTTGTATTTGTAGGAATATTAGAATCAGATGTAATTATAAGCGTACATGCTGATGGAGGTATGGTTACATTACCTGACACTATGTTACATGACTACCCACAATACCACCACACCGAGTTAACAATAACAGACGATGGAGAATAACAGATATAGGCTAAAAGAAGATAAGATACTTGGCAAGATTAAGGTAGCAAGTAAAGGGGATATAGTAACGGTGGTATGTATGCATGAGGGTGCAGACGGTATGTTTTGCAAAGTAAGCCGAGAGAAAGACGATAATTTATTCATAGTATCAACAAAACTTTTAACACCAATATTTTAACCGCCATAAGGCACAAAACAAACAATATGATAGTAGTATCAATCGATGTAACCAAAATCGACAAAAGCAAATTAGTAGAAGGTAAAAACGGACAAAAATACTACTCATTAGTAGTAGATGAATTGCGCACACCTGACAAGTATGATAACACCCATACGGTGTACCAAAATCAGACTAAAGATGAACGTACAGCCAAGACACCTAAAGTTTACATCGGTAACGGTAAAGAGTTTAAATTTAACCAGCAGTCCGCACCACAACAAAGCGCACCAGCTACAAACCCATTACATTCACAACAGGCGGTGGATGACCTCCCATTTTAACATTACCCTATAAACCCTATCACTTTAAAAACACACAACTATGTTCACACTCAGAAATTATCAGTTAGAAAATGTATTAGAAGTAGCCCATGCGGTACACAATTACAAGCGTATAATTAACTGCATTGCTACAGGTGGTGGTAAAACTAAGATAGCCATATCCATTACTAATAGGGCGTTAAGTAAGGGTAAAACAGTGCTATTTATAACGGAAAGTGATAAGATATATAAGCAGTTAGATGCAGAGATAACAGATACAATAAATATCAACAGCACTGCAAAACTTAGCTACTTAACACCTAATCGCTTATATCTTGCAATGGCACAAACATTAGCACGTAGGGCAGAACTGATAAGCCAATTTGCTAAGATGGGTAACAGCCTATTAATAATCAACGATGAATGTCATGTAGGCACATCCACAAAACTACTACTACAGCTACCCGATGCACTACTAATAGGGCTAAGTGCTACCCCAGCAATGAAGTGGGCGAAGCACCTACCAACATTATACAATGCAATAGTAGTAGGTAAGCAGCCTGAATGGTTAGTTGCTAACAACTACCTTATAAAGTACCAACATGCACAGGTAACAGCCGCAAACCTGAATAGCCTACAAATTAAAGCAGGGGAGTTTACAGAGGAAAGTCAGGAAAGGATATTTGACACAGTTAATTCACACCAATTTGTACTGCAACACTTACGCCAATACAGGTACACTAAATGTATGATATTTTGCGCAAGTATCAAATCGGCAGAGTCATTACATACGTACCTAACCACTCAGGGACACAAAGTAGCCACACAACACAGCAAATACGAAATACGTAGTGAATCGGTACAGGCATACGAATTAGCACAATTCACAAAACTACATAGCGGTGTAAATATTTGCATAAGTATTGCATCAATGAATAAGGGCTTTGATTTTCCACCAGTTGACTTGATACTTTTATACCGAGCAACTACAAGCCTACCACTATATTTGCAGATGTGTGGCAGGGCAAGCCGTACAAGCCCCGATACAGGTAAAGCGATGTGGACTGTACTTGATTACGGTGGTAACGGTAAGCGGCATGGTAGGTGGGATTATCCATGTATTAACGGTGAGCCAGTAGACTGGAATGTAGTTTGGAATACTATACCTAAAAAACGTGAAGGCGTAGCACCGATTAAAGAATGTCCGAAATGTAAATACCTATTACCAATATTAGCACAAGAGTGTAGTAATTGTGGGCATGTGTTTGTAAAAACTAAGCAGCCCCACGAGATTGAGCAGGTACATATTGTTATGTTGGAGCAAAACGCACAATTAGCCAATATGAAAGGTAAACGAATATCACAATTAACACCAATAGAACTTGCTAACTACGCCAAAATTAAAGGTAAGAAACCGTATGCAGCAAGAGTAGCAAAAGCCCTAACACTTACTACCCCTACATATATCTATGAATATGCTAAAGCAATGGGATATAAAAATGGGTGGGCAGATTTTAACGCACCAAGTTACGGTGAAAGAATTGATTTTTTCGACAAAATAGTTTAACTTTGCAGACCACTAGCGGCAACTAGTGACAAAGATATTATAACTAACCTTTAGTGGGGGATGCTTTGCCGAGCTGAACTCATTAAAGGTTATTTTTTTTGCATACTCGCACCATACCCACTACAAGGTAGAGGTTATTATTTCCTAACCATACTAATATTTTTACAAAATGCAAGAACTATCTGCCGTATTCGGGCAAGTACAGGAATTATTATCTGCTGGTATATCCATTGTACCAGTACGTGACAAAGCAGAAACAAAACAAGATGGCACTATCATACCTGCCAAAGTAGCCTATTCTGGTTGGAAACAATATCAATCTACTATAATAAGCAAAGAAGCACTATGGTATGAGATGGATAAGCATAATACTACAGCTATTGCTATGGTATGCGGTAGCGTATCGGGTAACTTAGAGATAATAGATATTGACTGCAAACACTGGAATGGTATCGATGGGCGGCTTTTTAGCGATATACGCCAAATATACCCCGAACTATGGTATCGCCTTAGAATACACAAAACACCGTCAGGTGGCTATCATATACTATATAGGATTGCAGACGGTAAAGCGCAAGGAAATAAAAAATTGGCATGGAAAGCAGATGTTAAAGAGTGCGGCATTGAAACAAGGGGAGAAGGTGGTTATGCACTCGCACCCCCCTCAATGGGTTATTCTATACATCAGGGTGCTAACATACCCCTAATCACACAATCAGAGCGTGATAGCTTGATTAATTTATGTATCAGCTACAACCAACGCATCAAAGCAGAAGTAAGCTATAAGCCCACTAAAAAGCAGACCGATTACTATGATGAAAACCCATTTGACCACTTTAACGGTAGCATAGCAGCAGAGGACATATTAACAGCTAATGGTTATAAAATATTTAATGACCATGATATGTACCGCAGGTGGACACGACCTAACAGAAATGAAGGTGGCGTATCTGTAACATTTCGGAAAGATTACCGATTATATTATTTTTTCACCACATCAACCGAATTTGAGGCGGGAAAATGGTTAACACCAGCAGCAGTACTATGTACACTTAATTTCGGTGGGGACTACAAAAAACTATATAGGCACTTAGTAGATAGTGGATATGGTAAAATTAAACATGAACATGAACAACGTATAATTAAGACCGCTACAGCATATAATACCCCTACACCTGCTAACATATCAGATGAGGCTAAGCAGTTTGTACAGGATATACTAATAAAGGCTACAGAAACGCACCCACATGGCATATTTTGGGCAATAAACGACAAAGGTAGTACATACATAAGCCGAGAGAAATTATACACCGTTTCGCATGGTTTAGGCTACAGACTACATAAAGAAGATGTAACCAAAATACAAGGCTACAAAATATGTCGTACAGATGCACGTACCTACTTTGATGAACTTAAAGCATACATACATATCGAAGATGCCGAAGAGTATGAAACAGTTTTTAATGCGTTAGATGAATTTATCCAAAAGTCAGGAAAACATATCATTGCTAGCCTACCCATATTAGATACATCAGTCATACTGACTCCAACAAAACACCTATCATATAAATTCTATAATAATTGCTATGCTACTATTGATAAAGACGGTGTAGAAGTGTTACCATATACCAGCCTACCCACCAATAAATTGATATGGGAAAACAAAATACAACTACGTGACCTAACAGTAACAACAGATAACACCCATAAAAATTCACTTTACTACAAGTATCTTGACCTATCAGTTAGTGTTACACCACACGTATTGCAATGTATTGGCTATCTATGCCACGAATTTAAAGACGAATCAGACGCATATATAGTAGTATTAGTGGAACAATGCCCCGACCCTAAATCGGGTGGTGGTAGCGGTAAAAACATATTTAGCAATATGCTTAAATACGCTACAAGTGTAAAGAACCTACCCGGTAGCCAAGTTGTATTAGATAAGGATTTTTTACAGTCATGGGACTACGAAAAGGTGCTATCTATATCAGATGTGCCGAAAAAGTTTGACTTTCTATTCCTTAAAGAATTGTCATCAGGTAACGGTATCAACAAAAAGCTATTCAAAAATATAAGTACTGTTGATGTGGGTGATATGCCAAAGCTATTAGTCAGCACAAATTACAGTTATGAGGTGTCAGACGGTGGTTTAAGGCGTAGGATTATACCGATAGAGTTTACAGACTTTTTTACAAAGGCAGGAGGCGTAAATACCCACTTTGGGAAGATGTTTCCTACAGACTGGACCACCGAAGATTGGCAAGCCTACGACAACATTATCCTTGCATCAATCCAACAATGGCTTAAAGTCATGAGGCTTACAGCCCCACAATTAACGGAAGGTGGGTGGACTAAACAATTTGAACAAGAGTACGGATTACTAACTTTACAGTTCATAGAAGAAAATATTACAGAATGGAAACTTATAAAAAAAGTGCAAGTTAAAGCGTTCAATAACACCTACGATACCTTTTATTCTGATAATGGGGGTAACAAATTGTATAAATTATCATCTATTCGGCTTAATTCAGCACTAGAAAGCTATTGCAATAAGCATGAAATACACTTTGAAAAACAAGTGCTAATCAAAGAAAATGGTATAGTTGATAGATATAAGTTATTTGATAGTCCCGAAAAAAAATAGCAATTTAGCATCAGAAGTGCCATTTTAGGCAAAAGGTAACAAACTTCCTTGTTACCTTTTCAAAGTTTGTTACCAAGTTTGTTACCGATAAGCCTTTGATTATCAATGACTTATACAAAAGGTAACAGAGTTACAGACTTTTTTACTTAATTACGTGTATAGAGAAAAAAAAAGAAGAGAGTAGTAAAAGCAAAAAATAAAAGGTCTGCAACTTTTTTTATTATTATAGAATGCTATGAAAAATGGGTAAAAGTTTGTTACCTGACGTTTTGGGCGAAAAAAGCACTGATTATCAATGAGTTAGCGGTAACAAAGTTGCTAAAAAAAGGTAACAAAGTTGGTCAAGGTTTGTTACCCAACACTTAAATAACAAAACACAATTTAAACTAAAACAACTTTTACACTTAGAGCAATGACAAAACAACAACTACTCGAACAAGATGCAATAGGTTGGGCATCAGAAGATAAACTACAAGCCGCATGTTACCAATGGGCGCATAACACCTATCCTGAAATAAGAGGTACATTGTTTAGCGTTCCGAATGGTGGGTACAGAAACAAAATAGAGGTTATGAAAATGAAAGCTACAGGGCTTACATCAGGTGTACCCGATATGCTTTGTGTGTATGGCGGCAAATTGACCGCAATAGAGCTGAAAAATGGGGCGAATGGTGTACTTAGTAGGGAACAGAAAGAACTACACCTTATTTGGGCTAAAAACGGGCATTACGTGCATGTTTGCAGAACGGCAAGTGATTGGATTAATGTAATTGAAAATTTAGTCCCATGAAAATACAAATTAGAATACCACAATCGGAACGGCTTATAGTGCTAAACAAGTACGGGTGCAAATGTGCATATTGCGGTAATGCACTAACCCTAGCCACATTAAAACTAGACAGCACTAATAACCAGTTATACCCAAGCTGTATGAGGTGTAAGAGGCGTAAAGGTAGTAAAAGTATTGAGCAGTTTAGGCTACACATATCGGTAGTACATAAGCAGCTACAATATCTTAACAGCAAGTACAGTTTGTGCAAGGATTACGGATTGGTTAAAGATGTAAGTAATGAGGTTTTATTTCACTTTGAAAAATATAAAAAATGACAACTAACGAGATAATAACGGAACTGGTATCTTATGATGGGTGGGATATAGCTCAAGAAAAACATACCCAACTATTTAATAACTACCTAACCGACCTTAACATACTGCATAGGGTGGCGGTGAAGGTGTACTATGAATTTAGGGACTTATGCGACACAGTAGACCAATTCCACGATGTGAGGTTTAATATGTTTAACTCTTTTTATCAAGAACCAATCAACGGAGAATACATAACGCTTGCAACGGCTACTGCTGAGGCTATAATTTACCTTAAATCATACAAGCCATAGTAACACCTACCTACAATAAAAAAGCCCCCAAAATCGAAAGATATGGGGGCTTTAATGCTATATTGCGGTGGTCATTGCATCAACCCACTTTTGCACGCTACCATGTTTACTGATTATAGCGGCTTTTACGGTTGGTTTTATTCTGATAGTGGTAATCTCTTTTGGTGCGTTACCTTGTTTCTTTCGTTGTTCAGCTCGGATAATCTGCCAAGCGTTTGCCCATGCTTTTGGTTCGCTTAATTGCTTGTTGTATTTTATGTTACCAATTACCACCCAAAATACGGTGTTTTGTGTATGTGACTTACACTCCGCATCGGGATAAAACTGTAAAACCTTTACCTTACTTATGATTGTTCTAGGCATGTTAGTAGTTTTGAATTAGTGCCGCAAGTATCAGCAGCGTTAAGAATATTATTATTTTGCGTATCATGTGGTTATGGTTGAATTGGTAAATTAATAAGGTCGCTTAATGCAATGTAGTGGGTAAAATTTGACAAGTATTGACCGTTACCGATATAAATAGTTATATCATCATACCTATTCAATTCTAAAGTACCTGTAAACATTTGCGTAGGTTCATTAATATGCATAGCTACAACAGTATCAATCGGTAGGTCATTTGCGTCAATTTTACGCCACATTACGGGCTTATCTGTATCAGCCCCTAGTATCTCTACATTCAATGCTTTTCCCTCATCAGAAAAGCAATATAATAGTGGGTAATTCTCAAACCTAATACCTATGAAATTATCAGATTGAACTTCTATAATTTCACCTACCCAACCGCTAACATTTAAATTAGTTCCTGTACTTGCGGTAATCACTTTTACTTTTTGCCCTACTTTGAAATTGTGTGTCATAAAATATGTGTTTAGTTTTGCCACCAATAGCCGCCTGAATTAACAGAGCGGCTTGTGGGTGTTGGTTTTGAAGTGTTTAGAAATCAGTTGTGAATGTGTGTTTAGCTTGTAACTTTTTAAGTTTAGCTGGTGTAACAATTTCTCCGTTACCATTAGCCCAACGGATATAAATAGGCGACATTTGCATAATCCTAAAGTCTACATTTTGTTTTATTTCATCTACTGTAGTTGGGGTATATTTACCCATTGGCATAGCGCAAGATGTCTGCGTAAAAGTTGCGTTGTATTGTGTGTTCATAACTGTGTGTTGTTTGTTTTTTCAAAGGTAATACAAAGTAAATTACTAACCTAATTTATTTTGAAAAGTTTTGCAGTTGGTTGGATGCTGCACCCCGAAAATATTAAAGATGAGTATAAAGCCCTGTATATTGAGTAAAAATATCTTGTAACATATCGCAATAAACACCTTCAATACTTGCTTTTGTTTTTCTGTTAAACTGTTTGTCTACACTGAAAAAAGTCATATCGTATGTGTCCATTGAATTAAGGGTAATAGTAAGATATTGCGCTTGTATCTTGTTACGTGTTAACTTCATGCTTAGATAATTTTCACCAGCACCGAAGTTTTTACTACCTGTCATAGCGATGAATTTGTTACCGCCTAATTGCGCTAGTATTGTTTGCGCTACTTCCATGTTGTTTTGTGTCTGTGTCATTGTGTGTTTGTTTTTGTGATACAAAGATAATTCAAGGCGTATTACTAACCAAATAAAAGTACAACTATTTTAAAAAATATTTTCTATCTCTTCCCTAAACTGTTTACGATACCAATCGTTCCTGTGTTTAAATTCACTTTCATTATCAACGTAAAACCTTTGCACCGTAATTGTTCCGTAAGTACCAAAGCGAGTATTTTTAACCATATCTTTAAACTTTTGGTACTGCTTATCAGTTTTAATATTGTACCAATAATCTATGATTGATTGTATTTTGTTTATTGTTTGCATGGTGTTTGCTTATTTTCCCATCAATAATTCCGCTACCAATTCAGCACCTTCAAGCGTATCGCAATGGTTTGGATTACAAAGGTTTTTATCGTGGAATAAACCATCTTGTGATTGTCTGCATAGTACAACGTTATAACCATCAGATAGTGGGTAAATACGCACCTGCCAATCGTTTGCAGTGTGGTATTTGTACGTGGGTGTTTGTGTATGTTAGCATATTACCACCTCCCGATTATTCTTCTACCTTTATTGCCCTTTAATAGGCTATTTAAGGCTTTCGATAATGATGTGGTATTGGTGTATATGTGCAGCTCGTTTTCTTTCTTACCTGCCATGTATTGCGATACCTCATAACAACCACCTTCATATAATATCTGCATACCGTCATAAATACTATCTCCTTTTCTTTTTATTGGGCTAATTGTTATGCAATCATTTTCGGACTTGCCAGCCTTAATAATTACGTTATTTTGTATTGCTACATTGTTGATAAATATGCGGTCTTGTTCTGTGAGGTGTTTCATAATATAAATTTTAGTGTGCTTAATGCAGTGTGAGATGCTGCGCCCTGTGTGGTGTTAGTTAGTTTAATTTAGATAGCCACTGATTAGCTTTTTTTATTGCTGTTTTTTCTGTGGCAAACCTTTTTCTATTGATGCAGTCTGTTTGTCTTTCGGTGTAGGTATCAGAAAATTTGTAATTGTGTACAAAACAGTAATGAACCGAATAAGTACCGTCTACAGTATTTTTTGTTATTACTGTTTCTCTTGTGTCGTTTGCGTTTGTTAAAGTTGTCATTTTTTTGTGTTTTTAGTTGTTTGTGTGTTTTACTATGTAAAGGTAATTCAAAAAGTAATACAGAGTGTATTATTGTGGAATTATTTTGAGATATTTTTTATTGTAATACTGCATAGGGTGAAAAGTAGTTAGTATTTTTGCATTGATACCAGAGCGATAGAACAGATGCAATGTGAGTGTCAATTCATTGCCAGTCTGACCAACTGATTACAATTTGACAAAATAAAAGTACCTGTAAGTTTAGCACCAAATGATTTAAAATCGGGGCGCAAAAATACCAGTTCGTAAAGGGGCTCTGGGGTTCGGTTGGTGCAGAATACTATTTTACATACCTTTACACTCAAAATATATATGTTATGGGCAAAATGAATGATGAGATATTCACCCAAATATGTGAGATAACCTCAAATACTTCTAAAGGTATTCAAGTTATAATGCAAGATTATGATATAAGCGTTGGTACTTTTTGGAACTTTAAAGAGAGTTCACCACAAAGAATTGAACAATACGCACGTGCGAAGAATATGCAGTTACTTATACTTGCTGGTGAGATACTGAGCATATCAGACGATAAAAGCGGAGATGTATTAGACGGTGATTTAGGTAAGACTGGTAACAGTGCTGCGGTTAATCGTGCCAAGTTGCAGACTGATTCACGTAAATGGTTACTCTCTAAACTTGCACCGAAAGAGTACGGGGATAAGGTAGCAGTTGAGCATGAGGGCAATGTAAATCATGTTGTTACTGGTATGAAAATAGTATAATGGCTACAACTAAGGCAATCGAATTAGTATTTAACACACAAGGAAACGAAAAGCAAAAGGATGTATGCCGAGCATGGTTAAATAATGAGGTAACTGACATTGTGTATGGAGGTAGTAAAGGTAGCGGAAAATCATTTTTAGGTTGTTCGCTGATATTTGGTGATGCCTTTATGTACCCAGATACCCACTACTTTATTGCACGGTCCACACTATCGGACCTACGTAAATTTACTATCCCTTCGGTGTATGAGGTATTCGGGATATGGGGGATTAAAGATACCATGTATAAGTATAACGGGCAAGATAACTGCTTTGTTCTGTATAATGGTTCTAAGGTGTTTCTATTAGGTGCTGATTACATGCCTAGTGACCCTATGTATATGCGATTTGGTTCTATGCAGATGACTAGGGGTTGGATAGAAGAGGCTGGAGAATTTCACAGAGATGCAAAGAATAACCTTCAGGCAAGTATTGGAAGGTGGAAAAATGGAATATATAATTTAGTCGGTAAACTATTGCAGACTTGTAACCCAGCTAGTAACTATTTAAAGTCAGATTATTACTATCCATTTAAGAGTGGTAAATTAGAGAGTTGGAAACGGTTTATACAGGCTTTCCCACAAGATAATAAGATGCTACCTGCTGGGTATTTAGATAATCTAAAAAGAATATTAACTAAAAACCAAAAGGAACGACTATTATTTGGGAATTGGGAGTATGACGATGACCCAAGTGTATTATGTGATTATGATGCTATCTGTGATGTGTTCACCAATGAACACGTAAAGACTACAGGCAATAGGTATATTAGTGCAGATATAGCCATGCAAGGGCGTGATAAATTCATAGTGGGTGTGTGGGATGGGTTTGTGTGTGATGTGGCAGTTAGCGAGGATAAAAGCACTGCAAAAGGTATCACAGCTACTATAACTAGGCTAATGGATAGGTATAGTATAGGGCATAGTAGATTAATAGCTGATGCTGATGGTGTTGGTGCGTTTGTAGGTAGCTATATTGATGGGTGCAAAGAGTTTCATGGGGGCGGTAGTGCGACAAACAAAGATGAATACGCAAATATTAAAAGTGAATGTGCGTATAAGTTAGCGGAAAAGATTAATAAACGTGAAATATATATTAAGTGTACAGAGGAGCAAAGGTTATTAATCATTGAGGAGTTGGGAGTGCTAAGGGCAGATGATGTAGATGCAGATGAACGTAAAAGGCGTATTATTAAGAAAGATTACATGAAAGAATTAATAGGGCGTTCACCCGATTATCTTGATATGCTGATTATGCGTATGTGGTTTGAGAGTAAAGACCGAGAATTTTTTGATATTTCTAGTTGTGATTATTAATTACTTATATTTGCAAACATGATATTACCATTAACAGCAGCAAGGGGGGAGTTATCAATCACATCTATACTACGTGATAGACCGCATAAGAGGTATGTAGAGGAGTTCCAAAAGTATTGCGCTCATACTACTATGCACATGACAGGTCTAGGGCTAGATAAGGCAATAGAACGCTTTGATTACTACGAGAGTCCCAGATTGTTACTGCTAAGGCAAAAGTACAGCCCGTCTAATGTAGACTTTTATTCACGTTTACATAGACCTACAGATAAGATATTCAATGCTAAAGGTGGTAGTATCAATTACCTTTTACCCGATAGTGAGAAAAAAGTATTCACCGCTAAGATGCAAGATGTTCATAATGGATATTCTATGCGTAGGTGGATAGAGACATTTTGGATGCCAGCGTACCAGTATGACCCGATGGGATTAATACTCATGGAGGTTGGCAACGATAGCACATACCCTACTTACATTAGTTCGCAAGATATATGGGATGTACCTAAGCCCAAAGGTAGATTTTTTGAGTATGTGGTCTTCAAATTACCTAACAGAACTACAACCGAAAACTTAACAGGATACAGCGAAACGAATACTAACCGTATGAATGCAATTACTGGTTACTATCGTGTTATAGATGATGCGTTCGATTATACAATTAAGTGGGAAAATGGGGTAGCAACGGTAATAGAAGATGAAACATACCCTAACTTTTATGGTAAAGTGCCAGCCGCCACAGCTAGTAATATATGGGATAATGTTAAGCAGTTTTATGTGTCTCCCGATAACAATACACTAGACATAGCAGACCAACACTTACGTAGCCGTTCAGTGCTGGTTATGTTTGAACTACATCATGGCTTTCCATTAAATTGGCAATATGCAGGTAGGTGTAATAAGTGTACAGGTACAGGTAAGCTAAGTGGTGATACGTGCGATAGTTGTAACGGTACAGGCAAGGAAAGCAAAAAAGATGTATCAAAGCTAATACTACTACCATTCCCGAAAAGTAAAGATGACCCAATCATAGATAAGCCAGGGGGAACTGTTGAGGCAGCTATTGACAGTTGGCAAGAGATGAAGCGCACTATTGAGCAACAATATAAAGAAGCGCACTACGCTACATGGGGGACTAATCAGATTGAAGATAGTAACCACCAAACAGCTACAGGTCGCTTTATTGATGTGCAGCCCGTTAACGATATGTTGGGTAAATACTCAGATGCGGCAGAATGGGTTGAAACATGGATTACTAACAAGATAGGTGAGTTCGATTATCCCAATACTTACAAAGGTTGTGAGATAAATTTAGGGCGTAGGTTCTTAGTTGAGCCACCTGATGTTATAGCCGAGAAATTACAAAAGGCAATACAAGGTAAGATGTCATATTCATACATGAAGACCTTATATTTTCAATGGGTTGATAGTGAGTACAGTGGCGATGAGATGACAAGATTACGACTTACAATGGAGTTTAAATTAGACCCAGCACCATTTATGAGTGTGTTAGATTCACAATCTGCATTTGTTGGTAGCGAATTAGATTACTACAAAAAACTATATTTTGGGCAATGGTTGGAAACATTACCGTCTAATTGGTATTTTGTTAGTAACTTTGAAACCTTATCTAATCAGTTAACGGAGTGGGTTCAAACCAAAGTAGGTGAGATGCCAGAGCAAGAAGAACCCAACGAAATAGAAATAGAAGAAACCAATTAAAACAAATATAACATGCCAAGACCAAAGAAAGTAGGCAATACAACGTATGAGCCTACAGCACCCGAAATGGGCGAACAAATTGCAAAGAGCAATCCACACAAAAAAGCGTATGACCGCTACGAAATTAAGGCTAAAGCGAACATGGGTAGCAAGCCCGATGGAACAACGTACCTTAGACATTGGGAGTTCCAAGTACAGCTAATCAGCAAGGATAAGGGCATACCATCTACAGGTATTATGTTAGAGCCTTACCGAGTTGAGTTTATGAATGAAAGGGCGCAAAATAGCAAAGTATGGATGCACGAAGTAGGGCAGCCAATACCCGAAACTATCATACGCAAAGTAGTGGAAGATGAAGACGGCAACGCAATATTTGAGGACACATTTAAATACAAAAACTAAATTACATTCACATGCCAATTAGTAAAAAAAGTATTGAGCAAATGGCTAAGGCGTTAGGGGTTGATAAGACCGCACTAAATGACGCACTAACAGCCGAAACGGATATAGACATTGATATACCCGAAGTAAAGGTATTAACACCAGATGGGCTACGCAAGCTAGAGAGTGAGAAGTATGAGGAAGGTAAAGAGGTAGGTGTAGAAATGGCTGTAAAGAAATACAAGACCGAAAACAATATACAATTTACAGGTAAAGGTATTAGCGACTTAGCGGCACACCTTGAAAGCAAATCAGATGTAGACGGTAGAGTTAAAAAGCTACAGGAAAACTTAACAGCAGCAGAGCAAAAGGCGTTACAGTTTGAGCAGAAATTACAGACTGTAGAGATTGAGAATGAGATATACAACGCTATCCCAGCCGAGTATAACGGATTAAGTAAACGTGCATTGAAAGCTATTGCAGAGGTAGACGGTAACATTACATTTAAAAAAGAAGATGGTAAATTGAATGTGTATCGTGATGGTCAAAGAGTACGTGATGAGCGCACTCAGGCAGACCTACCCGCAGTAGACGTACTAAAGAACTTCTTTGAGGTAGAGAGGGGCTTTAAAGTTGCAGGTAGTGAGCCACCACCACAGCCACCAAGACAAGGTAGAGGCGGTGAGGGTACACCACCAAAGGCAGCAAGTGCAAGCCGTAAGCGTTCGGATATTGAAAAAGAATGGACAGCAGCTAATCCCGAATTGAATGTAACTGGTATGGAGTACCAAAGCCATTTTGCACAGCAAGTAAAGCAAGCAAAAGAGGCAGGTCAACCGATAGAGATAGATTAATGATTTCATGTGTGTTTAATTTGGGGGTTGGTGTTTCTACACCGACCTTTTTAATGTATATTTGTATCTAAACACAAAACACATGACTATACAAGATTTACTCAATGCAGGGTTTAAAATGCTTATGCCACAAAATAACTTTATGTATGGCAGGGCTACGCACTTAAATGAGATTAGAAGTACATTGCAGCCCGATTTCTTATTTACTAATGGCAACAAACGTATTGTAATATCTACGCAAGGGGGATTAACAGAGTTCCCAACAGACAACAGCAGATACAATGATGAACAAGTAGATGCTATAATAAAAGTATCTGAAAGTATGAAAATACATTTTATACAACTTAAAAACGGAGACAACATAGTATATGAAAACTATTTCGGTGTGTTTCCTACTGATGATATATTGAATGAGTTTATCGCTTAACTTTGCATATTATTGTTCACTCTTAAACCTTGCAAAATGGCATACGGTAAGAAGAAGAAAAAAGGTAAAATGTGCTAAATGCACCAGCCCACTAAGTTAATTAGTGGCTGTTTTTATTCCATTATTAGGAATATTCCACAATTTGGAAAATAAATTTGTTTGTATCGGAAATGTTTACCTATTTTTGTTGTGCATTGTTCGAGATATGTAACAATGCAAGTCAACCCGCACAAGATACAGTGCAAAGTTCTTAGCCGAGATACAGGCTATTATTTTTTATTACTAACTAAAATGGCAAATTTTACTCCGTCAAACCTCCTGAAGGCACAGACGATGTTAACTGAGAGCTTCACCGAGCCTGAAATGAGGGAAAAAATATTACCTTCTATACAAATCGGTCTGAAAAATAAAGATGTACTGGTAAAAGGTGCAGAGGAACTACGCAAAAGAGAAGACAGAGCCGTTAGCGGTTATGCTATGATGCGTCAAGTACGTTCTACAGGTTCACAGCGTACCGCTACGCACACAGGTGCTAGAGGTGACTCAATGGAACTACCATTTACTTGGAACACATTTAGCGATACATTTAGTATTTCGCTAAAGCAAATGGATAATAACTTGTTTAGTTTTGAGCAAGCTATGATGCAGAACATTAAGAATTGTGTTCTTAACATACATAGTGCAATCGAAACTGCTAACATTACGTATCTACTTGCTGCAAGAAATCAAGTAGTACAAACTACTAACCCAGTAGGCGGTTATGTAACTTGGAACGCAACAAACCACGTACATGAGATAGGTACACCGTATAACAACCGTTTCACGCAACTTGCAAAGTCTGTAATGCGTTCTAACAAGTATAACGGCAATATGTTCGATGCAATATTCGACAATCAGATGTACACTAATGCCGAGTTTTGGGCATCACAAGGTGGTCAGAATGCGCAAAATACAGCGTTTCAGTTCACTGGTATGAACATTAACCCATCTATCGAACTCGCTGATAGTGATTACCCAGACGGTATAGCACTTGTTATGCAGCCAGCTACATACGCTATGATACCTTGGATACCACGCCAAAATATCACAGGTTACGGTGATTATAATAGCTTTTTGGGCGGTTACGGTTCAATCATTGACCCTATCACTAACCCTAACGGTATCTATAGTGGTGGTCTTGTATTCGCTGTACATGGTTACGCATTACGTGCCGATACATCTAGCGATAACGGTGTTGAGCAAGATAACTTGATGCAGTTTGAAATATCTGTAGACGTTGCAAATGCACTAACTCCGCTATCAGTAGCTAATGAGTCTGTAGTGTATGCTTTCGGACAGATGTAATTGTAAACAATTTTAATAACATTATCAATCAAAAACAATGAAACAATTTATAATAATTGCATTGCTTTTTCTTAGTTTGGGTGTAACAGCCCAAACTACGAGAAGTGCAGCGTTTAAGTCAGTGACCCCAGCAGGTACGGTTAAAACGCTTGATACTACTACCAATACAGATACTTCGTATTTGTGGAATGGCAGAAATGACCATAATCAGTGGTCTAATGTATCGCTACAGTATGTTAATACGCTTATCACAGGTACGGTAACAGTAACTATGATAGTGCAAGGTAGCAACGATGCTACAACGGCTGTAAGTGGTAATTGGTTCACGCTTAAAACAAGTACAGCACAACAGGTAACAACAAGTGATACAGGTACGGTTAACGCTACTCAGTATCTATTTAACTTGCCTAATTGTAACTACAAGTATTTGAGAGTGCGTAAAATTACAGGCGGTACAGGTACAAGTTCAATGACTGGTACATATTACCTTGCTGCACCTTACAGAACAAACATAAACTAAAGTACGTGCCAAACATTAGATATACTAACGGGATAGATTTAGAAGTACTGCTACCAGTGTTGACAGACCGTAAAGGGTGGAAACAACCAACGGTAGCAGACTTCACACCCGTATTATCTACGGCAGTAACTACGTGCAAAAGTGGCATGTATTACAACTTTGACCATAGTAGTTGTAGCCCAGTAAACATATGGAATTGCCAAGAGGATAACGAAATTACAGATGCTAACCTTAATCAGTTCTTACTTGACCTAAAGCAGCAGGTAGCAGTTGAAAGCCTTGTGAATGTCTTTCGTGAGAATAACCCAGTTGAGCCGTCTAAAATACTGTTTGAGAAACAATTCAGAACTCAATACAGAGATATAGACAATTCGGGTAAGTTTTGCGGTTGGCAGTTGAAGTTACCTGAAGGCAACTATGCACCAAGAATAGAGAGCATAATGCTAACAATGAATATCCCTTGTGATGTTACATTGTATGCCTTTAATGACTTGAAAGCAGACCCGATATGGAATACTACCATAACTGTAAGTGAAGCCTACAATCAAGAATCAACCGTAATTGATGACTTGATACTTTCTAGGCTAAACAACCTTTACAAAGGTGGTGTTATATTTTTTGGGTACTTTCAAGATGAACTAGAGGCGCAAGGTGCAAAGGCTGTAGATGTGTATCTTAATTGGTGGGAGCAATTTAACTACGTTGGGTATCAAGGTTTTGAGGCGGTATCGGATTATGCTAACTTAACTTTTGTACGTGACCAATACTTTAGCAACTACAAGACTTACGGATTAAACTTAGAAATATCTACAAGTCGAGATTTCACCAATACAGTAATTCGCAATGCACACGCTTTCGACAAGCTACAAGGGCTATTAATGGCGGTTAAATGCCTTGAATTGCAGATGAATAGCATCAGGGCTAATGGTGAGCAAAGAACGGTTAGAGATAACTACGAAGTGCTGTATAATGAGATTGAAGGGCTTAAAGGTGGTGAGGGTATTCCGTATAGGCAAGGGCTAAAAGATAGGGTTATAAGGGAGGTTAAGCGATTAGAGCAAACGTTCTATCCTAAAGATGAGATGTTTAGTTCTATACCACCTGTAAATGATTGGATAAGCTATAATACACGTTGGGGGCATCAGATATGATACACTTAGTACCACAGCCAAACGGCATAGATTACCCTATTAGCAACTTACAAACGTTGCTGTATGAAACATTCTATGTGATGTGGGGAGAAAGTGGTATGACTGGTGAGAATTTTGATGTGTTTGGTAGGACTTACAGAAACAGTGTAGTAGATGGATTTGTACCACAGTGGTATAAGTCGGGAAAGGATTACAGTACAGATATGTTCTTTAATGACAAAAAAGCGGCTGTAATGTGGTTCGGTTTAAATGACCCTACACAAGTTGAGTATGAGCGTTATGTTTATAATTTGAGTTTGTATGTTATGGTTAATCTTGAAAGAGTGCGACCTATAAACGGCAATCAGAGAATGGATGAACGTGTAATACAAGATGTTTGTAATTTCTTAGTGCCATCGTGGTATGGATTTGTGGTAAAAGCGGTAGTGCGTGATATTGATAATGTACTAAGTAGGTACAGTGGCAGTAAGCGCAAATCAGCAACTACAGATACTAACCATCAGCCAAAATGCTGCTTTAGAATTGACCTACAAAATGCCATTGACATTAAGAACTACGATTGTGTTAGAGATATACCAAGACCTCAATATTTTTACGCTATGACAGCCCCTATAACGTGTGTGTTTAAGACAGTGCCAAATACAGCACTTACACAAACCCTTTGGAACGGCATAAAGATACAGGTTGAATATCCTACAGGTAGCAGTGTAACAGTGCCACATTTGGTAGGTAGAGATGTGTTTCCCGACCAACTGTATAACTGGACACCACAATCTTTACCTTATGACGCAACAACAGGAACGTTCACGTTTAACTTTCAAGACGGGGATATATTACGAATACAGTACAATGAAAATCAATAATTAACTAACAATTTAAATTTAATAACAATGAGTGTAATCAATTTAGCAAACTGCAATAGTTCAACAAATATAGGACTATCAGAATGCGTAAGCAACAGAGGTATATTCCGTTGGGCTGTAGCAGTGCCAAAAGGAACAAGTATAACAGCCGCAACAGCGTCAAGTAACAGCGCATTTAATACCGCTATTACGGCACTGTTTACCGCTGATAGTAGAGCAACAAGGTCGTATCTATTGCCATCATTTACAGCCGTTACGGACAATACAGGTGATGCGGTAACAGAGGCGCAAGGTAACTTTGATTTCGTTGTAGCTTCTAAGCCTTACAACTGGTCATACCGCATGAACACAGATGATTGCACGTATAAAAATGTGTATAATCTGTTAAGACTTAAGCAGTCACAATTTGACATTATATTTGTTGATGACAACGGCAATGTGTATGGTACTTTGGTGAATGGTAATGACTTTGGTGGTATTCCAATGGCACAGATATTCACGCCTGACCCAACACAAAAAACAGACAGTGCAAACCCTATGTACATGATTAACTTCTTGTTGCAAAACAATCAAGATGTAATCGTTAATAGTGCGGTGGTATCGTCTAATTTCAGACCTAACCCAGCAACAATGGGCTTGCTTGATGTGGTACTTGCAGAGGGTACAGTAGGCACAACATCAGCTACAGTATTGTATGTTAAAGGTACATTCGCATGTGGTGGTGGTAATATCGGTGATTCTTATGGTGCAACGCTTAACGCTGGGGCTGCATGGAGTGTAGTACCTGCCGCTGGGGGGGCTGCTATCGTACCATCGGGGGTTACTTACAACTCTACTACAGGTGAATATGCTTTGACTATCGCAAGTACACCTGCTACAGCGTTGATAGTTGGACTAGCGGCACCGTCTGTATTGACTGTATCACCTTACTTTGTATTTGCAATCACAGAAACAGCTAACAAGGCAACAATTACAACTCCGTAATATATGAGCGATACAATAAGCATTGAAGGTTTTGGTTGGACTAAATCAGTCCACCAAACCTTTACCGAAAAGCAATTTGTTGATATGTATAGCGGTGACGGTTACGACCACATTTACCCATACATGAGCAAAGAGCAAAAGAAAGCTGCACTTAAACTCGCATACAAGGCATGTGTGCCAACACCGATTAAAGCCCCTAAAAGGGAAGTATTCGGTACAGACGAGGAGTAGCAGCAATTTATTTATTAATCAATAACCCCAATGATGTAATATTGTTGGGGTTATTTGTATATTTGTAAAGTGGCTACATTCTCCGAGATGCTTAAAAGGTTTCAATCATTTGACCCAATAGCGGCAACTGGCG